ACGTTCGTATTTCATTAATAACCGCCCGATGCTACTCTTTCAATTTCTTTTATATCATATCCTATTTGTCTTAATGAATCAGTATTTGTTCGTACTAATTCTTCTAACGCCTGGTACTCTGCTTGTGACGCTAATTTGTAGGAACCGTCGCGTAGTGCGTATAATATTCCCTCGAGCCTACCTACCCATGTTGCCATTTCTGCCATTTCTTTGACCAGCTCTTCCCTAGCGTCTGCATAGTTCTTAGAGTTTCTACCTGTCTTGTCTGTGTAAGTTCTATGTATGTTGTCTATATCACCATATATACGTTCTTCTAAGTTCTCTACCTCTACTTTTAGTATATTAATAGTATCAGTGCTTTCATCAATTTGTGCAGTTAACTTGTTTATATAATTAAGAGATCCATATGCCCCGGCCAATAAGGATAGGACGATCGGAAGTGATGCTAGGTATTTAAGGTATTTCATATCCCTCCAGGACTATGTGTTAGTACTACTTATACCAGCAATTGGAAATGAATCAAAGGGAATACAGAAAGCCTCAGTCTTGAGTTTATTCTTATATTCCAAGTCTTTAGCAAGGTATGCATCCATGTAACCATCACGTGCACTTATACATTCAGGTTCCGTTAAATATATCATTGCATTGTATCTCACTGATGGTAATTCTGGCATTGATATAATCATTAATAAAAAAAATATTTTCATTCTTGTTCCTTCAGATCGTAGAAGTAGTTTGTATCATCTCCTGCGGTCCATTTACTTTTGTTTTCTACTGAGTAGTATTGTGTTGATACTTTAAAGTCAGGCTGCAATGTCTTAGCAGGTGTTAAAGACTTATCATAGAATATTACTCTGTTGTTAGGTTGGGCTGCGTAGTGCCCATTATCTAACTCTAATATATTAAACGATTTGTGCTCCTCTGGGACTTCTGAATAAGATGTATTTAAAGTATTGCTGTCCGCATGGCAGTTGTCAATCGTAAATAAGTATTCACCATAATACCATTTCTTACTTGGGGCAAGGTATTTACAACGTGTGCCTGCTAGTGATTCTTTTTCAATGACTGTCATGTGGTAGCTAAATGCATCCCACAACTGCAGCTCTTCTAGTTCTAAATTTAGTTCCGTCTTGTGACTAATAAACGCTGATATAGGTAATTTGTCATATAATGCGCCATATTCTGGTAAATAGGTTTCGAAGTAAAGTGCACGTCCCTGGATTGATTTGACCGAGGCCCAAAGACCTTCGACAAATTCACCATGGCCCTTCTGATGATCGTATAAATATTCTTTTTTTACTAATACTTTAGTTGGGGGTAGATTTGCTACTAGGAATGCCATTGTTACCTCTCATATATGTCTTGTGAGGCTCGTATTTTAACCATTTTATAAATTTAATCCAGTAGTTTAGCATGTTTCCTTAAATGGGGACCAAGGCACTACTTGAGTGCGCTTAGTCCACCGAGATGAAATGAAGTTGAGAACTATTATATACTTGACAAGTTATTACAAAGCAAGAAATAAATTATTTTTATGTTGACATAATAACGGCAGAAAACAGCCAAATAAAAGCGTTGTATTTTTTACTTGACTATGCTATAATGTGAACAAGAACAGAGAACGCCAACACATTTGCAATGCGTTGGTACTTTTTGGCTGAACAACAATCGCAAAGTTGTAAAGCATAGGTTTTAGGAAGTATGTCCAAATGGATGAGGATCTAAAACTTAGTACTGAAGTAGTGAATTATGTAGAACATGATTTGCCATGAAAAGGTTGTAGGTGCGGTCATGCAAACCCTACAAAAGCTGTTTATTGGATGTTAGATTCTTTTATATCTTCTTGGAAGCACTATTTTAGAGTCTAACATCTGAGCAAAGAAAGATAATTATGTTAAGTATAAAAAAATTTGATGATTGGATAAACAAATCTACCAAGAATAATAAGATAACTTATTATCGTGGGTATTTATGTGGACCATGGTTACAAAAATTATCACCTACAATGGATGAGCGTCGTGTACGTAAAATAAAACAACATGTGTACGCAGCCGCTGAAAGTGGTGTGGTAACTTTAGTGCAAAAGAAACACGCAGACTTTGATTATGAATATATAGCAGTGAGGGTGTAATGTTTTTGGGTTTAATGAGTATTTTATTGGTGCCTTTAAAAATAGTGTTAGCTATTTGGATTTGTTACCATATTTATGGATTTGTATTTGGATTATAAAGGAGGATGAATGAGTGTAGTGAAGTTAGTAAGTGTTCATGACGAGCTAAAACGTGCACGTGATGCGTTTTATAGTGCTATGTTTGAAGATAATGAGGAAGAGATGCGTGCTGCTAATGATGCAGTGGGTTATTATGAATCGATGACGGATAGTACGTCATGTCCCGAGTACCCAGGCTTTTAAATGGAAGAGAAAAAAAGATTTAATATTGATGATGCACCAATGGTTCATGTAACCTGGTTAGATGCGCGTGATACTGAGACTGGTTGGATGGATATTAAAAAAGTTCTTGATGCGCCATTGGCTAAATGCCAGGAGGTTGGTTGGATGGTAGTTAATAACTCAGATAAAATAGTTATCATGCGTTCATATAGCGTGTGTCCAGAGGATAAAGACGATATTACAGGTGGTGGTGCAATTGCTATACCTAAAACTTGGATAGTAAAAATAGAATATTTAAAGGTAGATAATGCAGACATACGAAATTAATTTATGGGAAAATAAAAAAATAGTAGAGAAAGTTGTCAAACAATTTAAGGACGATGATGAAGTATTAAAGTATATTAATGACAATTTTGACACGAGTAAAGAACCACAGTACCCTTCATTAGACCCAACGCGTGGTTATGTTAGGCCCAAGGCACAACAATACATCATTACCTGGTCCAAAGTACACACTTATGTACGTAAAAAAGGACCAAGCAAAATGGTATTAACAGACAAGGAACAAGAGCTGCAAAGCACGTTAGAACAATCCATTACAAAGGAAGCTATAGATGAATGGGGTCATAATGAGATGATGCGACAAGTTAGAAAAGAATATTGGAGTCACCCAAATGCCACAGGTCAAGAAGATAAAAAATAGAGAAGGGTTAACACCTAAACAAAAGAAGTTCTATGATAGTATCAAAGAGTTTATTAAGATCAATAAATTCTCACCTTCATACGAAGAATTAAAGCAGCTTAACAACATGCATTCTAAAAGCCATGTACACGGCTATGTACATAGATTGATAGCACGTGGTTGGCTTAAAAATGGGAATGGCAGAAATCGGTCAATTTCTATTGTATGAGTTATATGTATAGTGTATATTTTGCTCAAAAGTTTTTTTATGTTTCGTAATAATCAAGAAAGTGGTGACACAGTGACACATTTAACGATTAAGTTATATAATTCAATAGTTTACTATGTGTCACCTATGTGTCACTACTCTAAACAACGCAAGGCACTTTTTTGTTTTTTAAGAACTAAAATGAGTAAATACTCACCTATACTGCGGGTTGTAGCGTGGTAGATAAAAGATTAGTTGCCGACACAAGTGGTGACACAAAGGACATGTCTTTAAGACATCCCAAAGGTAAGGATGGTTTAACTGATAGACAAAGAATCTTTGTTAAAATTTACACTGAGAACGAAGGTAGATTGACTCCAACAGAGTGTGCTAGACAAGCTGGGTATAAAGAAGAAAGAGCTGCAGTAACAGCATCAGAATTATTGAATGGTAAACAACACCCAAAGGTAGTAGAAGCTGTCTTGGAAAAAAGAGCAGAACTAGAAAAAACTCATGAAGTTAAATTAAGTAAACATGTACAAGAATTGGCTAGACTTCGTGATCGTTCTCTTTCAGAGAAGTCTTATAGTGCTGCTGTTAATGCTGAGCGCTTGCGAGGGCAGGCTGCCGGATTGTACATTGACCGTAAAGAAATCAGAACTGGCAGTATTGACAGTATGTCCCGTGATGAAGTTTTAGCTAAATTAAAGGAGATAGGAATAGGTGGTAAATTTAAAAAAGAAGGTAATCAAACTATCTTATCAGTCAAAGAGGAATCCAGTAGCGAAGGACTTAAGGACATCACCCCAGTACAAACAAAAGATAGTAAAAGACAAGAAAAAGTATGACCGTAAAACCAGAAACAAATTTTTGGAAGAGTGTAAAGAGGTTATTAGAGGGTGGTGAATATATTGTTTCACGCCTTGAATCATACGTTACACCAGGATTCCCGGATTGCCTTATTTATAACAAGGTTACAGGCTTCTTTACAGTTGAATTAAAAGTTATTAATAGTAACAATAGAGTAACCATTTCACCCTTCCAAATTGCATGGAATATGCGTCATAGTTTAGCAGGGTCACAATCATATATCCTTGTTGGGGGGCTCCCCAATGGCCATGTCAAACTGTTTCATGGGTGTAAAACCAAGGAACTAGCTCAAAGCACCGTGGACCAAGTACCCGGCCTGTACGAGGGAAGGCTCGAGGGCCTTGATTTCGTAAGCAAACTCCGAAACTCCTAAACTCCAGCATCCCTTGTCAATGTGACATGATGTCGCATCCCGGCCGCCCGGCGCCCGCGGGACAAACTCCGAATCAAACTCCGAAGAAAGGGCAGAAGACTGGGATTCTTGTTCCAGCCCGGGCCCTGAACCTTCCAGGAGCTGGTCAATTACGCAAACTCCAATGGCGGATTTCCTAGGTTATCTGTACCATTTCATACCTGCAGCTCGCAGCCCGGGCGCGCAGGGACTGCACGGCGTATGCTTCGAAAGTTATCCACAGAAAATTTTGTGAATGGGTTGTATCTGATGTGTTTAGGTGTTATATAATAATTAGAAATAGAACAAAGGAGTTATTATGGTATTACCAGAAGATAGCAACAATATGTTGTGCGACTTACTAGATAGAATAGCAGAGTCAATGGAGAAGAATACGACTATACTAAATAGAATAGCAGACCACTATGATGGTGTTGTCCCTGTTATGACACGCAATCAAAAAAGACTAGAGGATTCACAAGAAGATAATCGAAGTACATTAGACAAGATGTACGAATCAGTATTTGTTGGAAACCAACGATAGATACAAACTCCGAAACTCCAGCGACAATATGTCGCTGGGGATAACCTGTGGATAACTTCCCGCCCGGGCCCGCTGCGCGCCCGGCTGATAAACGAAGTCGCAAGCTCCAAACTCCGAGGCTTTCTGCCATTTTTTTTTAGATCCGATCCTGAGGATAGTTTACGCACCG